GCTGCCTTATCAGCTGCTAAACCGCCGTCAGGGGGCGTGTCTTGGCATGCCTGATAATCATGCACAATGCAGAAATGCGAGCCTGATTACCAGTATTAAAACCGAACTGCCTTAATACATAACAAATCGGTAACAGGCATATGGCGCAGTTGGGTTGTTTATAGTGAACAACTCCCTTTACAAGCGAAACTTATACGGTGACGGGTGTGGATGGCTCGCTAAGAGCCATTCCTGCTCACTTACCGATTCTGGGTGTGAATCCTGATTAAATAATTACATGACATCAAGAAATAACGACTGGGTACAAGTCAGACAATCTGAATTACTCATGTATGTGAATGGAGTTGAGATGTTAAGCAAGGACCATACGCAATTACAGCAAGACTTTAATGATGCAAAAACTATTGCAGGCATTATTGATAAAACTTGGAAATTTAGACTTGATCAGCTGATGGACATGATTATTGATTTACATCCATCACATAATGTTCATTACAAAAATGGCCTTATGGCTGCCTATAACCTTATGCAAGGGCTTGAGGATTAGATATGCTTGACGTTAATTCCCCAAAAGGTCAAGAATCATTAGTACATGAGATGCGAGCCGTACAGCTATGGCAGCACCATTACCCGGACTTTACCTATGTGCATACACCTAAAGACGGATCAGCCTTGGTGGACGCAGTAATTGTAGAACACCATGAGGCCGACATTGTTGCCGTAGTTGAGCAGAAGTCACGCAACATGAGCCTTGAGCAGCTGCACAAGTGGGACATGGAATGGTTAGTAACACACGCTAAAATTGAGGCAGGCCGTACAACAGCGCATGCATTAGGTGTGCCATTCATAGGCTTCCTATACTTAATTCCAGATGATCTACTTATAACTAAACAACTATCTAACGCCAAGGGCGAATGGACATGTGACTTTAGGGTGGACATGACAGAGACGCAAGAGACAATAAACGGTGGCAAGATAACTAGAGAGAATGCCTTTATTGATCTAACAGAGGCTAAACACATAAGGCAAAACTAATGACAATACTCGCAGGGCTAACACATGGCGGCAAGGTTTACTTAGGCGCTGACCGGGCTATGTCAGACAGTAACTTTATTAGTCCATTGGCAAGGCCTAAGATCCGCAAGGTAGGGCCATACATTATTGGCTACTCAGGCTCATTGGGTACAGGCCAACTTACAACCTTTGCTACATACCCAGATGTAAACACTACAAATCTTGAGGCATGGATGCGTATGTCATTCTGTGGCGCATTACAAAGAGCAGCTGAGGAATACAAGATAGACATAAACACTGATGACAATGGTGCTGATCTACTTGTAGGAATACAGGGCAGACTATTTGAGATCAGCACAGTTGATTGGTCAGTAGGTGAATACAACATGATGGCAACAGGGTCAGGCTATCCATTCGCTATGGGTTCGCTATATGCAACACGCTTTACAGATGATCCAACATGGCGCATTCGTGAGGCAGTAGGTGCAGCGATCAAGTACAGCCCATCATGTGTAGGGCCAATAGATGTATTGGTCGCATGAGTAAAGCTCACGCCCGGGGCACAGACACACAATGGCGTAATCTACGCAAGGCCTGCTTCCAAGTGTGGGGTAAGACCTGCATGTTCTGTGGCGATAGGGCAACAGAGGTAGATCACATCATTGAGGTGGCAAGAGGTGGCACGAACACCATTGATAACCTGCAACCTTTGTGCAAGCCCTGTCACATGGCCAAGACCGTTGCGTTCAACACAGTACGTCCTAGCGCCTCACAGAACTCTCAGGCGCTTTTTTCTAGGCGTGTGCCACCCACAGACTCCCTTGCAGGAATCTCTCCCCTAATGACCAGATTTGACCCACCAACAACCGAAAGGCCTAAGTCATGACCCAAAAGAAAACAGATGTGCCAGAGGTCAAACCAATGACTATCTACCTATGTTTAGAATCGGCCTTGTCAGCTTCAAATTGGATCACGCCAACTGACGCAGCTGCCGTACATTTAGCCCGGCGCATGGCGCAGGCATTAGATACGGCTTTTGACATCGGCGCTGATCTCAAAGACATAACAGCCCTAGGTGGTAAGTTTCTTACAGTGTTGCAGCAGCTGCACTTAACTGTGGAAACCCGTACTGCCAGTAAACAAGAGGAACAAGATGGATCAGCCTATGTCGGAGACTTCTTACGGCTCGTTAAAACCAAGAATACAAAGCCCGCCACTAAAACTGCCCAGCGCAGGCCCGTTAGTAAGCCAGCTAGCGGATGAGTTAGGTGTACCGTTACTGCCTTGGCAAGAGTATGTCTTAGATGATGCCCTAAAAATAAATTCCAATGGCACATGGGCTAGATCTCAAGTAGGTGTGTTAGTCGCCCGGCAGAATGGCAAGACTCACATGATGCGTATGCGCATTCTTGCAGGCCTGTACATCTTTGGTGAAAAAAGCACAATTGCCATGTCACAGACACGCCAACTTTCATTAGATACTTTTAAACAAACCGTAGACATGGCCGAAAGCCTTGATTGGATGCGTAAGCGTATAAAGCGAGTATCTCGAACCAACGGCCAAGAGGAATTAGAGGTTTACTGCCATCACTACCCAAAGTCATGTGGGGGTAAATGTGAGCGACTACGAAAATACGCAATTAGAGCTGCGACCAGCGAGGGGCCACGCGGATCAACAGCCGACTTGCTTTATGTAGATGAATTGCGAGAAATTGACGAGCCAACTTGGGCAGCCGTTACACCGATCACCCGAGCCAGACCAAATGCTCAAGTGTGGTGGACATCTAATGCTGGCGATCTCAACAGCAATGTACTTAATGAACAGCGACGCAGATCCTTGACCTTTGATTCAACTCGAATGGGTTATTACGAATACAGCGCAATGCCGGGATCAGATGTCAATGATGAAAAAGCTTGGGCAATGGCCAATCCTGCAATGGGTTACACAATTAGCAAACAAAACATTAAAGATGCTTCAATCTTTGATACAAAAGATGCTTTTAAAACTGAGTCCTTGTGCTTATGGATTGATGCCATAGAAAATCCATTCCCATTAGAAATGTGGAATGCTGGCGAGACAGATGTAGCTCTTGAGGATGGATTACCTACATGGATGGCTATTGACCTTAATTTCAATAGAGAAATTGCTTGCCTAGTTACCATACAAGAACGAGCTGAAGGTATGGCAGTATTTTTGCATGAATGGCAACGTGAGGGCGGAATAAATGATCTGGAACTTACAGGTGAATTGGCAACACTAGCTCGTAGATACAGGCCAAGAAAGTTTGCCTATGATCCAAACACTGCTGGCTACATCGCACCCCGATTAGCACAGGCAGGCATTGCAACCGAGCCAACACCTTGGGCATCAGCAGGCTTTGCTATTAGTTGCGACCAAACACTTAATGCAATGCAACAAGGCAGATTTATTCATCCCGGACAACCGACATTACATAGTCATTTAGTTTCATGTGCAAGACGACCAGCATCAGATGGCGGGTGGCGCATTGCGCGTAGAGCTGCTCAAGTACCTATTACAGCTGCCGTTGCATTAGTCATGGCAGCAGGCCATGCTTGTGCGCCACAACAGACTGTGACTATCATTAGTGCTTAAGGTCTACTTGGCAGTACCCCAGTGTGTGGGCTAGTAACTCCTATCACTAGCCCACACATTTCGACACGCCCACAAGATGGCTAAATGTCACACATCTATGAGATAATGCACTATGGGATTTATTGATTTCTTACTGGGTACTCCACCAGTTAAATCAGATGTAAAAGCCAAGGCAAATTTAGCAATACCTTATTACCAAGATAATTTTAGCCCATTCCAATCTTTTGGAATCAATCGCGGCGATGCTATGCAAGTACCAGCTGTGGCCAGAGCAAGAAACATAATCTGTGGAACTATTGGCGAATTGGGCTTACATTCTTACAATGAAGTTACTGGCGCAAGAATTGAAGGCCGCCCATTACTTAAACAGCCTGATCCAGCCTTACCAAGATTTATCACTCTTTGTTGGACGGCTGAAGACTTGTTATTTAGGGGATTAGCCTTTTGGATGGTCTTGGAAGTTAGCCTTGAGGATGGCAGACCAATTGCATGCAGGCGGATTGATCCAACCCGAGTTACTTTTACAACTGACTTACAAACTGATGAGATCCTCAACGGCTTTTATTTAGATGGCAACTTATGCCCGGCTAATGGTGTTGGCTCACTAATTATGTTTAGCGGACTAGATGAGGGCTTACTAAATCGTGGTGGCCGAACAATTAGAACTGCACTTGAATTAGAGATGGCAGTAAGCCGCATGGCCAGTGAACCTAATCCAACTATGGTTATCAAAAACTCTGGCGTTGATTTACCACCTGAGCAAGTGTCAAGCCTGTTGGCTCAATGGAAAATAGCCCGGCAGCAGCGGTCAACTGCTTACCTATCTGGCCCATTAGACGTAACAACTTTTGGCTACGATGCCGGGCAAATGCAACTTACTGAATCACGCTTAAACACAGCTGCAGAAATTGCAAGACTATGCAACATCCCTGCATGGTACATAAACGCCGAATCAGCCAGCGCCACCTACTCAAATGTTTCGCAGGAGAGGCGCAGTTTGGTGGATTTCAGTTTGAAGCCGTATATGGCTTGTATATCAGAGCGACTAAGTATGAATGATCTGACGCCCCGAGGCAGTGTCGTGAAGTTTGATCTAGATGATTACCTACGAGGAAATCCACTAGAGCAAATTGAAGTCCTAGAAAAAATGCTTGCAGCTGGAATCATAAATGTTGATGAAGCGCGTGAGGAAATGGATTTAGCACCGAGAGGAAATGAAGCTAATGCAACTTAATTTTGAGGGGCAAATTCTTGCCGCCAATACAGAGACACGAACCATTAAGGGCCTTGTAGTCCCATTTAGCAAAGTCGGCAATACATCGGCTGGCCCTGTGCGCTTTGAGTTTGGCGCTTTTGGTGAAATTGACCCAAGCCAAATTGTGCTAAATAGCGAGCATGACAGAACACGACCACTTGGCAAAGGCATTGGTGGAAGTCTTGAAGTCAGCCCGGCTGGGATCTCAATGGCTTTCAAAATTGCTGGCACTAACGCAGGCAATGACGCATTGATTGAAGCTGCCGAAGGTTTACGCCCGGCTTTTAGCATTGAGGCCAAAGTCAATGAATACAGCATTGAAAAAGGTGTGATGGTAGTTGCGTCAGCAAATCTTGAAGCCGTAGCCCATGTAACAAACCCAGCATTCAAGGATGCACAGATTTCACAGGTCGCAGCTTGCGATCCTGATGATCAAGCCACCGAAGCAGAAACCCCTGCCGAGGATGAACCACAGGAGACAACAGTGGACGAAGTAACAACACCAGTTGCAGATGAAGTAACAGCAGCCGCTGTTGTTCACGCTGCTGCACCAGTGGCTTATACCAAGCCGCGATCACCAATCAAGACCCAAGCACATTTCCTAGAGCATTCAATCAAGGCTCAACGTGGAAACCATGAAAGTGCAGAATGGATTGCACACGCAAAGGCAGAGGATGCAAAGCATCTAACAGCTGCTGATGACAGTTTCACAACCAACCCGGCATTCAAGCCAATCCAGTATGTATCACAGGTAGTAGACAACCAGATTGGCGCTCGTGGCGCGATTGATGCAATCGGTACACGTTCACTTCCAAACGCTGGTATGACCGTATCCATTCCAAAGATCACCACATCAGGATCAG